AATATGCTGGATTTTTCGTCTTGCTTTGTAACCCAACTCTGTGTCACTTTTATTTTTTTGTTTAAGTTTAATACCTTGCGGGCATATTCGTGAACATAATTTAAAATAAGAGCTTTAAGTCGTGGGGTAGTATTTAAAATACCTTTATCTTTTGATACTATAAAATTATAATACTCATGAACTTCAAAATCAGCATTAACTAAAGAGTCAATATCTAATAAAATTTCGTTAGACATTTCGCAATTTAGTTGACCAATAACAGTAGGAAAAATCTGGTGAAAATCCATTTAGCTAACAATTGATTCGTATAATTCTTCAATTTCTTCACGTTCTTGTTGGAACTGCGCAAAGTTTTGTTTATGAAACATTGTTGCTAGTTTATTCAAATATTTCTTTTCAATATCAACTTTATCAGACAAATCTTCAATAATATTTTTTTGAAGATCTTTTTCTGCTTCTACACGAACTGCAGAATTTGACCATTCCTTCAAAGCGTTTACAATGGTTTCACGTTGGGTTGGATTATTCACTACCATCTTCAGAAGATTCTCCATCTTGAGGTTGTTGTGATTTTGCTTCTTCTTGAGCTGCTCGTACAAAAGTTGAGAATTTGTCATAAACTTGTCCTACAAAAGATAATTCATTTGCCTTAAAGGCTCCACGTTCAGTTGCGGTATTAATAACTCGCAATGCATTCATTAGATCATCTACACTTAGACCTACATCAGATTGTTCACTCATATTATTCTCCAAAGGTTGAGTTCTTTTCAAGGGCTACCCAGTATTCAATCTGAGAGTTTTTAGCTTTGAAATTCGAAATTAGTTTACTAGAAATTGAAACATCGTAATCGTCATTTACAAATTTAAAGTTACCAATATTAAAAACAAACTTACACGATGAGCCAACACCAACGGATTCATCTAGATCAATCTCATAAGAGTTAGATGTAGAGTCCTTAGTGTCAGTCACAATAAGTTGTGGTGTAGAACCAGGTTCACACTTAATAACGCAATCTGTAACTCCGAGTGCACTAGCAGCTTTACGAAGGTTTGACATATCTTCAGAAGTAAGAGTAAATGTCACATCACATGGAGGCATTTGAACATCTTTACTAGGTGTAGTCAAAATAGAAGGTTCAGAGAAGAAGTACTTAACAGCACGTTTACCTTCAGTTACTCGAACAGATTTGAATTCGTTATCAAACATAAGATCGGGATCGTCAAACATATTAACAACACCGAGGAATTCATTCAAATCGTAGATACCAATTTGAGCTGGAATATCTTCAGCAATAGTAGCTGATGACATAATAGTTTTTGATTCAGACATTGTCTTGACGACATTGCCTGGATTCAATACAACATTTGAATTAATACCAGCAAAGTTCTTCAATGTTGATAGTGTTTCGTCACTTAGTTTCATCATTTATTTCCCATATGTTTTTTAGATACGTGATCCCACTCTTCAGGAGTAGCATCATCTATAGAATTACCAGTTGTGATAGTAATAGTATTATTATAATCCATATTGTCTACATTGTACATACCTGAAAGTGAAAAACTTTCACTATTTGTGAAACCAATTACAGTGTAATCAGGAATATCTAGAGTTGGCTCTTTTGCAGTTTCAGTATAACCAGGAATATCTAGAGTTTGCTCTTTTGCAGTTTCAGTATCATGGATGTATAATTGGATAAGAGCATAATGAAGAACCTTCATCAAGTCTTTTCGAGCATCTTCGCGAGTACCCTTTTTACCATATCGATTTGAGTACTTATCAACGTTGCCCATACAAAAACCAGTACCATGACCACGTTCAATAATTACTTCAGTTGATTGAAATTTATTAGTAGCATAGTGACCCTTATATGTAGAGTCAATATACGACTGAAACTCTTCAATCAAGTTGCGTTCGTTAAATTTATAATCAATCATTTAAAGCATCCAATAAAATATCATCTAAGGAAACATCAGATCCAAGTGTTTCTTCGATGGTGGGTTGAACATCAACCTTCGTATACAAATCAATGAAGGCCTCTTTAGTATCTTCGTCAAAACGATTTACACAAAGCTCAATTGCTTTTTGGCGATCATTAAAGATTGAAAAGCTTTGAACAATGTGACAAAGGCGACGAGTAGAAATGATTTCATCTACACCGTCATCTTCAAACGTTTTGCGAATTGTTTCACTCCATACAGTAAGCAAATCGGCAAATTCTTTATCAACACAATTATACTTTTCCATGTGCTTCATTACGATTTTGCGTTCAATTGAAGATGTAGGATAGGGTTGCTCGAGGGTGATTGTAAAGCGCTCAAGGAAGGCTTCATCGATGATAGTTGCTGCAATAAAGCGACCATCATCTGAGCCTTTACCCTTGGTGTTCGCTGTAGCAATCACATTAAACCCGTTTGAAGGAGAAACGACCTCACCAGTTTTTTTGATGAGAACGGGTTTACCCTCGAGCACTCCTTGTAGACACATGATCTTATTTGATCCACGATCGATTTCATCGATGAGGAGAATGGCGCCACGTTCCATTGCTTTGATGACTGGTCCTTTTGCAAAGACTGTTTCACCATTAACGAGGCGGAATCCACCGATCAGATCATCTTCATCTGTCTCAGGAGTTATTTGAACTCGTACGTATTCACGATTGGCTCGAGCACAAGCTTGCTCTGCCATCATGGTTTTACCATTACCAGAAAGACCAGTAATATAAGTTGGATAGAAAATTCGAGATTGGATGATTTTTTCAACATCCTTGAAGTTACCCCAGACAACATATGTATCTTCTTTTTGAGGGACAAAAACTTCGTCGTTAACAACAGAAGATACTGAAGTCATAGGAGCATTTACCTCTTCTTCTTTGAAAGGGACAACTTGCGCAGTAAGGCTATAAACACCACGCTTTACCTTTGGTTGTGACGTAATGTATTTATAAACTGGGCTTGCTTTCATGCCAAGAGATTTACCTACTTCAATAACTTCGTCTGGTTTGAAATCAGTACGATTAGGATATTGGCGAGCCAATTCTACCAGTAGTTCACGTTCATTAATCATAATATAGTCTCCACATCATCATCATTTATAAGTATATTCTACCATACTTCTCAGTGAATGTACACAGTTATTTTCACTTTTATGCAATTATTTCTGCAAATTTTGCTGATAGAACCCTATTACCTTTCTTAGAAGAAGAGTACTTCTTAAAAGCTTTGGCAATCTGAGCCTTTGAAGCGTTTTCATCAATTTCAAGTTCTTCAGTATCTGTATCAATAGATTTACGATCTGACTTTACTACAAAGTAACGATCAAAGCCTGATACGTTATCCATACTTAAGAACTTTTGCTTATTGTATTTTTTGCGAAGATCTTTCAATTCTTCGGCGCTAATATAAGTATTGGAGTTTCTCCAAATAGCTCCATTGAAATCATATGCTCGTTGAGCAAGGAAGAAGCCGACTGTAGTAACATCCATATTACGAAGCTGATTCAACAAGAAAGATGTTACTTTACGCGAATCACGAGCTACCTTATGTAGTTTACCTCTAATATTAATAATAGCTTCACCACTATAAGAATAGTAAGGATTATTTACACGAACGTTATGACCATCACCATCTGAAAGAAGAACAAAGTTTACTTTTTGTACTGGATTTTTAGCTTTGAAATCTTCAATAATATATTTCGAAACCATTAAAGTTTCATTCAATGGAGTTCCACCAAAATGTTCTACTTGTGAAATATAGCCCCACTTACCATCATCAATAGAACGCTTCCACAAAGATTTAAATGCGTCTTCATAAACTTCTTTTTTCATTTTAGAAGAAAGCAATTCAAATACTCGTTGACTACGGTGATCTATCTCTGCTACATCAACATGAGAATATGCTCGACCCGCAGAATCACCTCCAGTAAAACCATAAACTTCAAAGGGAATGTTTATCTTTTTGCAAAACATTGAAAGGTTCAAAACTTGCTTTAATGTTCCACCCAAGATGTCTGCCATAGAACCAGAGAAATCAATCATCATAACCATGCCATGAGATTTTGCATCTGCAAGATTAGTTACACGAGCAAAAATATCATCAGTAAATTTATAGTTATAAAGCTTATTTACATCTAAGGAACCTGAACGAGCCGATTGAGCTCGACGAGTACGAAACGCAGCTTTACGCATTTCAAACTCTTTTGCGAGAAGATTAGTTACTTTCTTAGTTTCATCAATAAAAGCTCTATAGTCTTTTTCTTCAACTTCAATATTATAACCAGTAGCAGCACGAGATATTAGAACTTGATCGTATGTGAATAGCATATCTTTGAATTGCCTGCGAGTAATATGCTTCATGTAAACTGGTTGGCGACCACGCTCATCTTGATCAAGTAAATCGCTTTCCATTGACCGGAAAACTTCATCAGTTTCTACCTTTTCAGGAGAAGTGTCACCAGCTTCAGCTTTAATGGATGAACTTTCTTCTACTTCGTCTTCCGATCCTTTTGAAGCTTTAGTTTCTTCTTCATCCTCGATAGAGTTCTGTTCGCCTGCCATAGGTAGATCATCCCTCGTATCTCCGAGATTTTCATTCTGATTGACATCGTCATTTTGCGAATCATTATCATTTTTCTGCTCCTGTGCGTTTTCTTTCATATACTCGTATAAAGCTTTACAGGCTTCTATAACATCTTCCCAAGTATCTACTTTGAATGCCATATCAACTAAAGGTTGCTCTTCAGTAGAGAAAGGAACTTCAACTAAATCACGAAGCTTTGCTTTAATGTTAATCCGATCAATTAAAGAGTATGATTCAATAACACGATCTTTTGTGCCAAAGAAATTCTTATCAAATAGGTCTTTATAGCCAAGTTTGAAACAGCGAACAAGACCAGGATATTTAGATTGAATCTTTTTCTCAATACGAATATCTTCTACAACATTCACATATGACCGAGGGCAACCAGGAATAGTAGTTGCAGAATTATGCCATCCATCAGCAGGAGTATAAAGGGCGTGACCAACTTCATGGCCAATCAAAAGATCAGTAAGATTTTTAGAAACATCTTTCCAAAGTGGAAGACCAAGAACACGCTTTTCAACGTCAAAGAAAGCTGTCTGGTAATTGCCATATTGAACATCAATATTTTCATTAGCCAGCAGCTTTGCTAAGATAGATTTAGATTGTGTAGCCATGACATTTCTCCATTTGTTAAGTATATTCTACCATAACAAGAAGCAAATGTACACAGGTTTGTGCACTTTTTATGAAAAAAGATTTCCTTAGAAATCAATCACTTAAGGTCAATGTCTAACTTTTTTTTCATTTTCTTTTTAAGACGGTCCATCTGAAGCTTGGAAATATGATCGTAATAGAACTTACCTTCCATATGATCGTACTCATGCTGAATGATTCTATTAGAAATACCAGTAAAAAGCATCTCTTCATGATGATTTCCCTCAATATCAATATAAGATATTCTGGATGCATCAGGTCTTTTAACACCAATAAAGACACCAGGAAATGTTAGGCAACCTTCTTCTAAGACAAGAGGTTTATCTGAAAACCATGTAATTTTTGGATTAATAAATGTTTGCTCATAATCTCTATATTTAACAACAAACATTCTTTTATTAATACCAATCTGGTTAGCAGATAATCCGGCACCACCAAATTGAGCTACTAACTGATACATTGATTTTGCAAGTTCACTGAGACCTTCGAGATCTTTTTCAGGGTTTTCAATAAACTCCAAAGGCGAAGTAAGTAATGGGTTATTATAGTCAGCTAAATTCATTTTTTTGTTATCCATACATTATCATATTCACTAAAACCACGCGCAGTCTTCAGAAGGCCATCATTATAAGAACCAGCAACTGCGTTTCTTACCATTTCTGTTTGAAAATCGTGACCAATTAGTATTCCTCCGTCTTTAACTTTCGGCCACCAATATTTAATATTATCTAATATTTCTTCAGAATTAGAATAACAGTCTAAGCAAATAAAATCAAAGTAACTATTTTCAAAGTCTTTGCTAGCAATTTCAGAATCTTTTTCTATAACTTCTACTTTATTATTAACTCCTGAATATTTAAGGTTATGTTCAAAAATAGTTTTTGATAACTCTATATATTTAATATCATAAACTTGCCCATTTTCATCATATTTATAATCAGTATGAGGTTTCCAATTATCAATAGCATATATTTTTTCAATAGAGCTACAACGCTGGGCAAGATTTAATAAACTTAATCCTCTATCGACACCAACTTCACATCCAATTTTGTAGTTCATAAAATTTATTAAATGAATTACTGATTTATAAGATCCTTCTGGAAAATCATAGTTATCGATCATATTTTCACCTTACTAAAGTTGTGTTCTTTAACGAATTCAATCTTACTTCTAAACTTACCATCTAATAGATCCCCTTTGTGCGAAATAACAAATACGTTTGTGGCTTGATCATCTAGAGTGTAAAGGATCTTCATAAGGTTATCAATACCATCATGATCTAGAGATGAGTCAAATGTTTCATCTAGAATAAGCAAATTAGTAGAAGTTGAATTCTTCATTCTAGCAATTTGGCGCCAAGTAAACAATAGGGCCAAATCGATTCTTTGTTTTTCTCCTTCAGAAAAAGAAGCATAATTAAAGGAATCCCTATGACGCGACTTAATAGTTTCATTAAAGCTTTCATCTAAATTAAAAGAAACAAAGAAGTCCAGTACCTGTAAATATTTATTTACCAAGTTATTCATAACAGGCAAGTATTGTTTGATTACTTTTGTTTTAATACCAGTGTCTTTTAACATTTCTGAAGCAGCTTGATTATACGATTTAGTATCAATCAATTTTAGCTTTTCTTCAGATAAAATATCACGAGATTCTTGTAATTCAGTTAACTCTGCGTTAGCTTTTGATAAATCACCTGTAGAACCTCTTAATGAATCTATCTCAGTCTCAAGAGAGTGTATTTGTCTTTGCAGCCCGGCGATTGTAGAATTGTTAGTTGATATACTTGTGGTTTTTTCTCTAACCTGCTCCGCAATGCTATTGAGCCGTTCAATAGCCGATTCCACAATAGACGACTGGTCAGACGCATTAGAAATTGCTTCGTTAAGTTCTTTGGCTTTGGACTGGGCATTGGACAATTTTTCGTGTCTAAGATTAGAGTCAATACCTTGGGAACATGTTGGGCATACATCATTCTCTTCATAGAATTTTGCGGCTTTGACAACATCTTGGACTTGTGTTTGAAATTGGAATTGGAACTGTGAGAGTTGTTGCCTTTTATCATGCGACTTTTTAAGGCTCTCGGCAAGACCTTCTTGTAAACCTTCGATCTCTTTTGACAATTCGTTGTTGACCATATTGAGCTCTTCAATTTCGTTTTGATTGGCATCAATCTGGTCTGCTTTCTTTTCAATTTGCTCATCATTTAACTCCGTAATATCACGAATATATTTTTTCTGAAGAGTAATCTTTTCTTTATTTAGATCATATTCATATGCAATACTACTAATTTCTTCTTTCAATTTTGAATCTTTATCACGAAGGATTAAATTCATTTTAGAAAAGACACCAATATCTAGTAGATCCTCAATTACATCTCTACGATGACCAGCCGGTAATTGCATAAATGGAATAAAAGAAGAAGAACCTAAGACCACAATTTGGTGAAATGACTTATGATTCAACTTTAAGATATTTTGCTCTAAGAATTTTTGATAATCTTTAGCGGCAGATGATTGATTAATCATATTGCCATTTTGCCAGATTTCAAATTTAGTCGGTTTAATACCACGTTTTACAACAAACTTATGAGAGCCAATAGAAAACTCTACATCGACCTCAGTATTCTTATTATTAATCGTATTTACTAGTTGTGGTTTATTGATATTGCGATGTGGTTTACCAAACAAAGCAAAAGAAAGAGCATCGAGAAGAGTACTCTTTCCTGCGCCATTTTGGCCAACGATTAGTGTGGTTGGCGATTTATCTAGTTGAACTTCAGTAAACTCATTACCCGTCGATAAAAAGTTTCTCCAACGAATTTTCTCAAATCGAATCATACTATTTCCATGCTTTGAGCTTCTACATAAAGCGTTCTCATAAGGTTCTTAATACGACCTTTATCTAGGTCAGTTTCAACTGCTTCAACATATGAATCTAAGCTTCAACATATGAATCTAAAAGTTCGGTAGTATCTTCTACAGAAACAGATTCATCTTGAACATTATCACCAGTAAACTCTTCAAACGTTTCAGCAATTTTTAGTTCATGAATATCTTCATTTTGAATACGATCAATAAGTCTATCAAACATAAATGGATCAGTCTTTTTTACCACCACAACTTTTACAAACTTATCTTTTAGATTTGACGTATCGTAACTATTATAATCTATTTTTTCATCGTTGTAAAATACTTTTTCAAAAATAGTATATGGATTACGAATTGGTGTTAGTTCACGGGTTTCAGTATCAAGAATATGAAAATACTTAGGGTCATCACAATCAGACCAAGTAAA